TGCCCTTCAAAGTTGCTTCAACCATGCGACCCTGGAACTCAGCGGCAGTCTCATTTCGAGCTTCTTCACGGGCCTGCTGGATCTGCTTCTCAGCATCCGTCATATTCGACTGCTCATACTCTTGTAGTTTGGCTTTGAGCTGGTCGTAGTCTTCACGTTCCTTGGACCGCTTCTCATGCTTCCGGGCATGGTACTTCCAGTACGCGGCCTGCTGCTCCGGCTCCATCTGATCAACCGGCGTATTATCCGGGTAACCGTGCTCATTTACTTTCGTCACGGTCTCACCGTTATGAGCCTCAACACCTATGTGAGGGCCAGTCGAATTACCGGACTCTTCTTCACCACTACTACCGGACTCAGTATCTTCAGGGTTCGTGGCACACATCAGCGCGTAATACCACAATGGTTTCGTAAACATGACGTTCGTGTTCTCCTTGACGGAATGGGTGGGCTAACCGAGCTTCGTCAACTGTTGCGCGAGCCGGTCAATTTCTTTCTTATACGCCGCGATCTGAGAGTCACGGTCCAGGCCGGCAGTACGCTCAGCCAACGCTTTTGATAGTTTCTTCTCTTGGTCGGCAATATCGGCGCGGATACCGACTACACGGGCGTTCCGGGAATCCTCACGCACCCGGTACAGGCTTCTATTCGAGGACCGCACATCAGTCAGGATCGGACCATACTCAGAGTGCTCATGAACCGTGGCACGCACGTTCAATAAGCCCTGAGCGCTTGTGCCCTGAGCAGCGTCATACAGTCGGGTAAGGTCTTCACGGTTCAACTGGTCCCCAACATCAAGGTCACCCACGACAGGGGCCACCTCGCACACACAGCCGTTGTGAATTGGCAGCAGATCGAATGAGCCATAAATCTGGTCAGAGGCAACTATGCACAACCCACAAGACCCCGTCTTGGACAGTTCAGGACGCAAGATACGTCGAAACCCGCTGACCGTATTACTATTCGCCGCCAGCGTTGCACGAGACTGCTCACGGGCACCCAGGGCAACATCCATCTGTGCCATACGGTTCGCACGATCTAACACCACAGCCAACGCACTCAGATGCTCAGCACCAATAGACACCTCATAACGGTACTGGGTAGACAACCGGTCATAAGCATCAGCAGCCGATGTACCAGCTCGCACCGACCCCTCAACCACCGAAGGACCATGATGAACAGGCTGACCAGACACCTCCTGCAACAACAGATGCAAGTGCGCGTCAGCCTGATTCGCGGCAATACGCGCTGCCCCATCGACGGTTTCACCAAGATGCCCGGCAAACTCAGCAGATAACGCCCCGTCATACCAGCCATCAAACGCTGCTAACTGCGAACCGATACGCTGCTGTGTAGCCCTAGTCAGGTTCGCCCGCGCCGTCCCGGTGGCGTCAACAATCCGAGCAACCCGTTCAGTCACCATCTGTTACTCTTCAATTCCTTCAAACTCAGCAGAAGGCGTGGTAGATGTAACCGCATCAGGGGTCGCGATCAGACCACGCAGTAACTCTTCCTCGCGAAGCTGTTCCATCTCGTCAGCCTCTTCAGGGGAAGCCTGCCAAATATCAATCACGCGTTGTCGGAATGGCAGATCGCCACGAGTGTGAGCCATAGCTGAAGCCTTCGCACCAAGAGAATGACGCTCTGCCGGCTTCCACGCAATCCGTAGCCCAGAGAGATCTGAACGCTCTTCCTCATCGGCCATACGCAGAATCAAAGACATGGCCCGAGCATGAGAGTCACCGAACAGGTCTTGTCGGTCCTCGATTTTGAATGTCCGGCCCTCACGAGCAAACGCGGCACCCTCAGCAGACTGATTCTGACCCTCAGGTGAAAACATCGCCAACGGGGTAAACGTCACCGCAGACAACTGCTGAATCGCCCGATCAACACCAGTCCACACCGGCGTCAGATCAACCGCACCAGACTCCCACATCTCAGCCGACGGGGGCAGCTTCCACAACGCACCAGGGTCAGATTCAAACACCGCGTCATAATCAATCTCTTCACCAGTGTCAGGGTCATAATCCGGCATCTCTTCAGGGTCAACCTTGATACCACGCTGCTTAAACGCCTGATACGTGGCAATAACCATGCCCTGCAAGATCATGTGATCAACCCGGTCAAGAATGTCCAGGTGACGCTGGAACTCACCAACGCCTTCCTCATTTCGGTAAGTAATCACCGGGATAGTGTTCTCAAAACCAGCCGGCAACGCAGCACCATTGACACCATCGAATACGCCGTCACGATCCCACTCAAACGAGTACGGAGAAAACCGGGGCGCCTTCCCCGTATTCCCAGCAGCACGAGAAGCCTTAAACACCCGGCCAGGTAAAAACAACCACGCAACATCACGACCAATCGTGTCATCATGCGTGATCTTCAACGCCGCAATCGACTCAGACTGAACAGCCGGATCCTGGATCGTCACCACTTCACGCGGATCCTCAGCCGTATACCGGATCCCATACTGCGGGTGAACCCCAATAATCGAATACGCCCACCCAGTGATCAGCGCGTTACGGTGCACCGCATGAGACTCAGACCGCATCCCACACGACTGCATCAGCCGCCACGCCACCAGGTCACCAGCAGACCCAGACTCAACCGCAGTAGACACCGACTGAATCTTCAACGGGTACCGGACAGCCTTCACAATCATCTCAGCAAACGCCGTCCTGGCAGTACGATAAAACCGTTTCGCAGCATCAGGGGCATCCCACAGCGACCGAGGCAACAACGAGTTACCTTCATACCGGCGGAATAAGTCATCGTACACATCACGACGAGCGTTCAGCTTGTCCGACAACCTTTTCATCCACCAGCCCGGTGACTCTGGTGTTTCCACATCGATAGCCACGAAAACACCCCCCTGTAAAATAGCCACGAAACAAAAATAGAAATCTAACGGATTCGACGGGGCCGAGTCGGCACACGCCTCTTACCTAAACCTTGAGCCAACGCCTTCTGACGAGCCGCCCACGCCAACACCATCGCCACCGCAGCATCAACCTTGCGCGGCGAATTCTCAGTCTCTTTCCCAATCGCCAACCGACGATGCGACATACGACGCTTCGCATTCAACACATGCCGGGTCAAATCATGCGAACCGTCATGCGTCATATCACCGTTAAAAATCGCCTTCTCAGCTTCCTCAATGGCCAGCTCATTACGCTTCGCGGAACCGCCACCCATCCACCACTCGAACGGGTGATCACGAGAAACCTTGATCTCAGTCTGTGGACCCCACCGGGCTTCCCACTTATTGATGTGAGAACGCCAATCTTTGCCAGGATCAGCGTAGAAAGCGACAACGTTGTAATAGTCGAACGTCTCTTTCAACAGGGCTTCGATCTCAGGGATCGGTGGCGCCCAGGCATCCCAGGTCTTCCGATCCTCAGACGCTTCCCACACCCCGAGCCTGAACACGTACCCATCTTCAACCCGGCAGCCAATCAACGCCGTAGCGTCAGGTTTGCCCTTCGCCCGGCCACGAGACCCATCAAAGCCCATCACAATCGCATCCCCACGACGCAACGGGGCCACAGGCTCCTCCTGAGCATCAGCGGCACGAGCAGCCCAATCAGTCTGCCCAATCCAAGCATCGCTGGCCTGGGTGATCTGGTTCAAGAAATCCGAACGAGACTCCATCTCATCGGCATCTTCATCCCAAATCGACTGCAACAAGATCTCAAGATCAACCCACCCAGGCTCACATGGCGGATCATGAATCACACACCCATCAGGATGTGCCGACGCATCACCATAAGCCACCCGGAGGCCATACATGAGCGAATCCCGGTCCATAATGTCCGTAGCACCAGGAGCCTCACGATGGTCATACAGCAGACCCTTCTCATTCTTGGCCCGGCCCTCAACCTGCGCGAAATACGCCCTGGCTGATGTCTCAGCAACAGACCCCTCACCAGGTGTAAAAGCATTCGGAGCCTCAATAAACGAGCCACCACGTTTAGCCGTGTTGTTCTTCAACACCGTAAACAGCTTCTTCGCCTCTGGTGACGTCCACTGTTCTGTCTGATCAAGTAGCGCGAACTGTGACGGTAAACCCTTGGTGGAGTTCGTAGACGTCGCAACCGGCATCATTTTGCCGTAAGGCAAGTTAACTTGAGCTTCCATAGGCTCAATACCCATGTAGTTGTCATGGATCGGCGCCTGCCCAGTCAGCATGTCAAGCAACGGCGTCCAAGCGTTATACGTTTGCTCTTCAGTAGCAGCAGCAACAATAATTAACGGTTGCTGAACCGTAGACCACGGCTTACCCACAGGTTTGCCATTAGCGTCCCAACCGTCAAAAACTACATCAGCTAACCCCTCAGCAATACCAATCGCTGAGAGGAACGGACTTTTCCCCAACCACGCGGCCTAGAGATAACTCCACGACGGATAACACGCCGACCAGTAATTGGATCCAGTTCGTAAAATCTCAGAACGAAAGCGGCTTGTTCTTGAGTCGGCATGAACGGCTCATAATCGAGCCGGTCAGGCATCGCAAGGTTCTCAATCATCCAGTCAAGAACACCAAAACCTAACGTGGGGTAATCGCCTGGATAGTCTGGCTTGAAGACCATCCGAGACCCTTAGCTAGACTTCTTGAAGTCAACGTTCGTTACGTTACTGAAACGTTCACGAGCCGACTTCTGCTGAGCGTTCCCACGCCCCTCATCACGCTCATCAGCGTCAGCAGACTGGATGCGCAGCCGAGCACGATCTTCAGGTGTTGCGCCAAACTTGGCAACACGAAGCCGCAGCTCACCGGCAACACGATGATCACCAGACCAATGCCAGTGATGAATCAACGCCGTGTCCAACAGGAATTCCCAATCAGTCACACCAAAATTCTCTGACAGAGGGGAATCAGCCCACATCTTCCACCAGGCCAATGTCTGCGGATGCCAGCCGTTTTCCATCTCTGGAAGCTCAGGCTGATCAGCGCGCTCAAAACGCACCGTAGTCGTAGGGATCGTATCTTTATTCCTGCGAGCACGACGGCCATTAGCCTTCGGCGCTGGCCCCATACCTGCCATGACGGCACCTCCAAAACACGAAAGCCGCCCACCTCTGACAGGCGAACGGCTTTCAGAAAAGAAACGAAACGAAAACGATTAGACAGGGCAAGGGTCGTAGCGACGTTCAAGCTCTGCCAAAACGGAAAGATCAAACTCTTTATCAGACTTGACGCTGTTACAAAGATGGTGAGCAAGTTGGCAATTTTCCAGCGTATGATCCCCACCATCGGCTAGCGGGACAATATGGTCCAAAGTCGGAGACCACGGATCTCCATAAGTGAATGCACGGTTAGTAGGCCTCAGACACAACTGGCAAATCCAGCCATCGCGCTCATAAACTTGCGTTCTTTCAAAAACAGTAAACTGAGCACCAGCAAGAGCGCGACGTCGATAAGCAGTGCGCCTACGACGCTCTTTGTATTCTTCAGTGTGCTTTATACGAAGAAGCCGAGCGCGAGACTGGCACGGAATGGAGCAATAAACCTTGTCAGCTCGGTTGGCTACAAAGTCAATCTTGCACACTGGGCAAGTCCGATCATGCTGGACTGGCACATGCTTAGCAGCCGCATACTCTCTTCCGCGCTCCAACTGTTCTTCATATTTGTCTGGATTATCCAGATAGTATTTTGCAGTTCGGCAAGACTCCGAGCACCATTTGCGCCGGTTCCGTTCACGTGGCCTCTTAGCTAACCACGTCCCGCACTCGCCATGGCAATACTGACCCTTATATTCCTCGCGAGCTTTCTCTTCACGAGCAAGGGCATCGGCGCATGGAGGGCAATTCACAGGCTTACGGCCACGCTTGCGCTCACGAGACCATGAAGTGCCGCAACTACGGCACTCAAGAACAACAGGGGCGCTCTTACGGGCAGCCACAGCTTCACGACAATTAGCAGAACAATAAACTTGATTGAAAACTTCGGCGTCAAAAACTGCGGAGCATTCTCTACAGGTGCGACCCTCAAAAGGATCGCGCTCTATCCGCTCAGGCTGAAGTCTTCTCCACCTACGGTACGCATTCACCCTGCAAGTCTCTGAACACCAAACGCGCTTATTGCGCTCCTGCGGGTTGACTCTAAAAAACTGCCCACACCCTTTACAGAACCGACCTTCTGTTTTTGTGCGCGAACGTACTGTAGTATCTGTCATGTCGAATCCTCCATCGATTCGGCCACAACCCCGGAGTGTTAGCGCACTCGCGGGGTTCTTTTATGCTGTTTTGTATGCTTTTAGTTTAACATATTTAGGTCGTTGAAAAAATCAGCCAACATCCCCAGACCCGTACACAATGCCGGCAGCAGGGCGAGGCGAGTGGCAAGCCGATCCGGGGAAGGGGTGGACAGGGTGGGTGTTGAAAAAATTTTGATCGACTGCGAAAAGTCAAGG